AAAGAAAAGTGTTATCAGTATTTCCAATATAACCGGGGCGGGAACCGATAACTTGACAGACGGTTTATATCAAGTTATATCCGCCTTTGGAGATACAGCAGAAAGCGCAAAACTGCTTGAAATTGCTTCAAAGGCCGCAACAGCAGGCGGAGCAACAACGACAGATTCAATTAACCTACTTTCCGCAGTAACAAAAGGCTATGGCGATATATCCGCAGAAGCACAGCAAAAAGCTGCCGATTTAGCATTTCAGACGGTTAAGTTGGGGCAAACGTCATTCCCGGAACTTGCGTCGTCGGTTGGCAAGGTTATTCCTCTTGCGGCTACATTAAGCCTAAAACAGGAAGATTTATTCGGGGCAATGGCAACGCTTACGGGCGTAACTGGAAGCACGGCAGAGGTCACAACACAGCTAAAGGCGACCATGCAGGGCTTTTTGTCGCCCTCCAAAGATATGACAGCGTCGCTGGAGAAGCTGGGATATGCGAACGGCAAGGCCCTTTTGGAAAGTAAGGGATTGCAAGGCGCACTTGACGCTTTAAGGCAAAGCGTGGGCGGTGATGAACTTGCGTTTGCAAAGCTGTTCAGTTCTGTTGAAGCCCAAACAGCGGTGCTGGCCCTTGCCGGAGAACAAGCCGACAACTTCAAAAGCAAAACGGCGGAAATGTATAGCGCGTCGGGGGCGGCGGCAACAGCATTCGCAACCGCGACGGACAATGCAGAATCCAAAATGCAAAAAGCCAAAAATGCGATAGCTAATTTGGGAATTGTGCTGGGCGACACATTTTTACCCTATGTGACGACCGCGGCGGAAAAACTGTCCGGGCTGGTCACGAAGTTTTCGGAATGGGCGCAGGAAAACCCGGAATTGTTGTCAACTATCGTTAAAGTTGCCGCCGCCCTTGCGGGCCTGAAAGTCGGCGCGCTTGCCGGGAAGCTTGGATTCTTGGAGATCAAAGGCGGCGTTCTTGCGGTTCAAGGCGCATTCACGAAGTTAAAAGCATTTGCCGGAGCGGGCGGAGGTATAAAAAGCCTGTTTTCGGGGTTAGGAGGTATCGGAGGAAAGCTTTTGCCCATTGTCGGCATAATCGGCGGCGTTGCCCTTGCAATCAAACTGATTTCCGGCAACCTTGAAGAAGTGCGCGGCTGGATTCAACAGACATTCGGCGACGGTGCGCTGGCCGTCTTTGATAAAGTGTGGGGCGTGATTCAGAACGTCGGCGCGGCAATCAAGGGCGTTTTCAGCGGTGAAAATATGGGGAATGCCCGCAATTTCTTTCAAGAGCATTTCGGCGACGCGGGCGTTGCCGTGTTCGATTCAATCATCGGCGTTGTGGAACAGCTAAAAGCAATTTTGCCGGGCTTGTTAGACCAGTTCGGACAGCTTGCAACTTCCCTGCTTCCCGTTATTGGGAGCCTGATTCAACAAATTGTACCTTTAATTGGGGAAATCATTGCAACGGTGCTTCCCGTACTGTTTGACCTTATCGCACAGTTATTGCCCGTCATAGGGCAGATTGTGGAAGCGATCTTGCCCGTGCTGATTCAGCTTGTCGAAACCCTTGTACCCATCATCATGCAGATTATAGAAGCGGTGCTTCCCATTCTGCAACAGTTACTTGAAGCCCTTATGCCGATTATCCAGCAGATCATAGACGGGATTTTGCCCGTTGCGATCGACCTGATTATGATGGTGGTTTCGGCGGTTATGCCGCTGGTAGAAATGATTCTGCCATTACTGCAACAGTTACTTGAAGCCCTTATGCCTATTATTCAGATGGTGGCAGAGTTGTTCGGGAATCAGTTAGCGACAGCCGTTACAATGATTTCCGGCATTATAGACGGGCTGACACAGATTTTGAGCGGGCTAATTACCTTTATCACGGGAGTTTTTACAGGCAACTGGAAGCAAGCGTGGGAGGGTGTGAAAAGCATTTTCAGCGGTATATGGGAATCAATCAAGAGCATTTGCACAGGCGTTGTAAACGGAATTATCAATGTGATAAATACCGTGATCGGCGGGCTGAACAGGCTTAAAATTCCCGATTGGGTCCCCGGAATCGGCGGAAAAGGTATCAATATTCCCTTGATTCCCGCGCTGGCGAAAGGTTCAAGATTTACCCCCGACACATTCATTGCGGGTGAAGCCGGGGCAGAACTTATCACAAACGCCCGCGGGCGGACCGTGTTTACAGCGGCGCAGACCGGGCGAATCTTTGACAACATCAACGCGGCCCGCGAAGCGCAGGACGGAACGACGGTTGTTACTCTGCTTCCTCTACTGCAAGCCGCGCTTTCGGCGGCACGCGTCGGAGCGGGCGGCGTGTCGGCCCCGTCCGTGACAGCGGCAGAGCCGCGGGGCGCGGGTATCGTCATTCACAGTGCGCCCGTTTTCCACGTTGGAAGCGACGCACAGGCGGAGGACATAGAAGCAATATTGAACGAGCGGGACGAAAGACTTTTGAACGAGTTTGACGACCGCATGAAGCAACAGGAAGAGGACGAAAGGCGGCGGAACTATGACTAAATACACCACCATCGCCGGGGATATGTGGGACGGAATCGCCTACAAGACGCTGGGCGACGAAGCCTATACCGACAAGCTGATAAAAGCGAACCCACAGTTTCGCCGCCTTGTCATTTTCCCCGCAGGAATCACGCTTGATATTCCAGAGCCGGAAGCGCGGATTCCGGCAGAGTTGCCGCCGTGGAAAAGGGGGCGGACGCTATGAACGCAAGACGGGCAGAGGTCCGCTTGACCTTTGAGGGCGTGGACATTTCGGCGGACATTAACAAACACTTGCTTTCGCTGACCTATACGGACAACGAAGAGGATAAAACAGACGATTTGCAATTATCCCTTGACGACCGGGAGGGCGTGTGGCTGGGCGATTGGCTGAACGCCGACGCACAGCCCGCCCCGGCCCCGGCAAAGAAAGATAGTGAAAGCGGCGGCTGGAAGATCGGCGACGAAGTAACCGTAAGCGGCAGGCCGCAATATAGCAGTTACGGAAACGGCAACCCCGGCGCGACGCTTTCAAACTATCAGGGGAAAATAACACACCTGAACTTGAAAAGCGGTATTCCATACCCCATCCACGTCGATCAAAAGGGGTGGTTCGCCGAAAGTCAAGTAACAAAGACTGCGGCAAAACAAGACACCATGACGCAGAGCGGCGGCGCAAAGGGCGCAGAGATTTCCGCGGTTATCATTCAAAAGAATTGGGAATCAGACGGGAAAGACCGGGTTCTTGATTGCGGCGTTTTTCAGGTTGATAGCGTGGACGGCAACGGCCCGCCCGCGAAAGTCACAATCAAGGCCGGGTCAATCCCCTATACTTCCACAATTCGGACACAGAAAAAGACAAAGGCATGGGAGAAAATCAAGCTTTCGGGCATTGCAAACGAAATAGCCGCCGCAAACGGCTTGAAATGCCTGTTTGAATCGGATTTTGACCCACTTTACAGCCGCCGGGAGCAAGTGACAGAATCGGACATTGTATTTTTGCAAAGGCTTTGCAAAGCCGCGGGAATTTCCTTAAAAGTTACCGCGAAAATGATTGTTCTTTTCGACGCGGCGGCGTATGAGCAAAAAGACACGGTGCGGACGATCAAGCGCGGCGACGGCGACTATTCAAAATATACATTCGGGACCAGCTTTCACGACACGGCTTACAGCAGTTGCCGGGTCAAGTATACGGACCCTACTTCAAAAACGACCTATGAAGCAACCTACAAGGCCCCTGACGCAGAAAAGGACGGAAGCGGACAGGTGCTGGAGGTAAACGAAAAGGTTTCAAGCAATGCGGAAGCCCTGACCCTTGCAAAAAAGCGGTTGCGCGAAAAAAATTCACAAGAGTTCAAAGCAAGCTTTAATCTTGCGGGCGACGCGCGGCTGGTGGCGGGGGTAACTGTCAAAGTTGAGGGGTTTGGAGCGTTCGACGGAAAGTACATCATCGAAACCGCGTCGCACACGATTTCGTCGAGCGGCTATAAAACTAATATCACATTGCGGCGCGTCTTGGAGGGTTACTAATGGGCGAACTAACCGCATTAAAGAATATTATTCGAGCGGGCTGGGTTTCGTCCGTGGATATTGCGGAACGGACCGCCCGCGTTACCTTTAAGGACAAGGGCGACACGTTCGTTTCCGGCCCGCTGAAAGTGCTTAAAAACCCGCCGTGGGTTCCCGAATATTACGCCCCGTATCGGACGGAGTACGAAAGCGGCGGGAGCGGCGACGCGGCCTTTCAAAGCCACAAGCACGACTTGATTATAAAGCCGTGGTTGCCGTCACCCGGCGATTTTGTGCTTTGTATCTACTTGCCAAACGGCGACGGCGACGGGTTCGTGATTGGGGGGATTTAAGAAATGGCCTTGATCGGGTGCTGGGGCGACATTACCTTTGCCGTTTCCAGAAATGAAGTAAAGACGTTTACGGGCCTGAAATGGGACAGCGGCGCGAAGTATTCGACCCATGACAGGCATTTGAAAGAGCCGCTTTTGGAGTACACAGGGCGGGAAGTGGAAAGCATGAGTTTTTCCATGTTCTTTTCCGTCTTTTTAGGCGTGAATCCCATTTCAGAGGTTGCAAAACTGCTTCAAGCAATGCACCGGGGAGAAGTTCACCCGCTTATCATCGGGCCGAAAGCCTACGGCACAAACAAGTGGGTTATTACGAAAGTTTCGACTTCCCTTGACCGTTACGACAACCGCGGCAATCTGCTTGTTTCAAAAGTAAGCGTAACAATGAAATCATATTCCAGCAGATAAAGGGGTGAGAAAATGGCGTACATTGTGAAAGCCTACGACTTAACGAAAATCAATCTTGCGCCCGCAACACGGGAAGAAGAGATTTTGCAGAATGTAGCGGTCATTATCTCGACCCCGAAATTTTCCGTTCCTCTTGACAGGGGGCTGGGCATGGCACAACGGTTTCTTGACAAGCCGATTCAGACGGCCCAGCCTATCCTGATTTCAGAGGTTTTAGAAGCGGTGGAACAATACGAACCACGGGCGCAGATCGGCGACGTGACTTTTGAATTAGGGGAACGGCCCGACGCGTTGATTCCAGTTGTGGAGGTGAACATAATTGACGACGAATAACCGGGGCTATCCCGAAATTTCATTTGTAGACACGGACACGGCGACACTTGAAAACGCCCTGATTCAGTCTTACGAAGCATTCACGGGGCGGACGCTATACCCGGCAGACCCCGCGCGTCTGTTTATCCTTTGGGTGGCGGACATTATCATTCAAGAGCGGGTCAACATTGATTTTTCGGCAAAACAAAACGTGCCGCGGTATGCAGAGGGGGAATATTTAGATTCCCTTGCAGAGATATTCAAAGACGCTTACCGTTTGGAGCCGGAAAAGGCGAAAACGACGTTGCGGTTCACGCTTTCCATTCCGCTGGAGGTTGCGACAATCATTCCGGCGGGGACACGCGCAACGGTTGACGGGGAAATCATGTTTCAAACGCTGGAAACCCTGACAATCCTTGCGGGCGACACAAGCGGGGACGTTGCCGCGGAATGCCTGACCGCGGGGGAAATCGGAAACGGGTTCGTTCCGGGACAGATCAATCAGCTTGTAGACATCTTCCCGTATTTTGGAACCGTGCAAAATGTGTCCGAATCGGACGGCGGAGCGGACAAGGAAAGCGACGCGGCCTTTTATGACCGAATGCGGGAGAGCATGGAAACCTTTTCGACCGCAGGGCCGCTGGGGGCTTATGAGTATTTCGCAAAAACCGCGTCGGCCTTGATTGTGGACGTGAAAGCAACTTCCCCGGAACCGGGGGAAGTTGACGTGCGGGTTCTGCTTGCAGGGGGCGAATTGCCGGGAACGGAAATGCTGAAAACCGTTTCGGACATTCTGAACGCGGACAATGTGCGCCCCCTGACCGATCACGTTACCGTTGCGGCCCCTGAAACGGTTTCGTATGCTATCGACTTCACCTATTACACGCAAGAGGGCGGAGCGGTAAGCGCGGAAACGGTGGCGGCAAATATCGCCGCGGCGGTTCAGACGTTCCGCGAATGGCAGGGGGCAAGAATGGGGCGGGACGTGAACCCGTCCTATTTAACCGCCCTGCTTATGCAAGCGGGCGCAAAGCGCGTTGAAATCCGTTCCCCGGCCTTTGCCGTCGTTCCTGACAATGCGGTTGCGCTTTTGAGCGGGAGCGCGTCGGCGGTGAACGGGGGTGCAGAGAGTGAATGACCTGTATTCAATCGACTTTACACGTTCGCTTCCGCCCGCCCTGAAAAACGACCCGAATATGCTTGCGCTTGCACAGACCATAGCGGAGCAATTACAGGCCACGGCACGGCAGATCAAGCAAAACATAATCTATGCCCGCATTGACGAACTGGACGAACAGACCCTTGATATTTTGGCCTATGATCTCCACGTCGATTGGTACGACTATTCTTACCCGATAGAGGTAAAACGGCGGACTA